GCCGCCACACCCGATATCGTCACACCCGAAGCACCCGCAGTCACCGTGACTGCATGTGTTGCAGATGCCAGATTCACAACCGAGAACTTGAAAGAAGTTCCGATTGCTTCATCCGTGAACGCCGCACCCAACTCGGCACCCGTCGGTGTCGTGAGGGCACGACCCGTGGATGGGGTCATCGTGTAGATGACATGATGTGCCCCTGCGAGGGTGCTTTGTGATTGGGTTGTTGCAGCATCGGATGCCGCAACAACGGTTACTTTTTCTTCCTTGGCTGCCCAAGTTTCCAGACGCTTGCGTGTAATCGCACCATCTGTGTCATTTGCTAATAGTGGCATTGTTGTTCTCCTTAGTTGTCAATCCAATTAGGCGGTTTTTGCGGTAAGTTTGCCCTGCTTCTTACGGTTACGGCAAGTCAGGTTGCCATAGCACATAATGAGCGCATACCTAGCGTCCAAATCTTCTGGACGAACAAACTCTGTTTGCTGGAACCACTTAGCCGAGTGACCGACAAGCGTGAGATACTTCGTGTTCAAAAAGAACATGACACCCGCTGTGCACGACACATCGTACATCACGGGGCTAGCCTTGAACAGCAGGTTTTGGAAACCAGCATCCGCCGTCTTGGTGTCCGTGTAACGAAGATTCGGTTGAAGCAAAGCCTCGTATTTTTCGTACAGTGTTTGTGTTGTCAAAACGACATCTGGATGGTCGTTGCCGACCGAAACACTGTTATAGGCGGTAGCCATCAAGGCAAGGGTCAAAGCGGTTGAAGTGTTTTCCTCATATGACTGCCACCACGAGTTGCCTGACGCCGATGGGTCAATACCACCCAACGAACCAGTCGCCTCAACAATGATGCCCAACCCGTTCCAGTTTTTGCTGCTGTTGCCAGTGCCGTCACCATAGAACATGGTGTTGAAACCTTCACGCATTGATTCTTCACACTGCATGATTTTGGCTTCCAACAGGTTGATGACTTCCTGTTCGCCGTTGTTCTTGGCTTCCTCGATGCCGCTGATTGAAATGGAGCCAGCGTACTGTTTCCATTCATATTCGGCAGCCGAAATACCAGATTGCGGTGTCAAAGAAATTGTGTCGTAACCCGAGTACGAACCAATTGTGTCGTTGGTTGCATACACGAGTGGTTCGACAATCTTGGTGCCACCATTGAGCATGCGGATGCGACCATTCTCGTTCAACATGTAGGTCAGCGGACGAGCCGTGAAAATGTTGTCCGTGAGTTGGTCACGATAATTTGCGAGCGTTGTGCTTAGCAACGCATCAAAATTGCTGTTACCAGCCATTGTGTTTTCTCCTAAAAATAGTTGTTAATAATTACAGTTCTGCGCCAAGTTGCCGTTTGGCGGCAGCCCAAGCATCACGAACATTGGTAATAGGCTCAACAGATTCGTTTGTGGTGCTGGCAGGGTTGGACCCGCCAGCAACAACGGCAGCCTGACGCTTGGCTTCAACAACCAATTTCTCGGTTTGTTGTTTCTGCGCTTCAGCCTGTTTTTGAATGTTTTGTTGTGCCATAATTTTGTCGAACATAAGTTGCTTATATGTTCCCTCTAGGTCCGTTGAGTTGGCACGCAAAGCGGCTTGAACAACGGCTGGGACATCGAAATCGCTGTAACGCTGTTGAAGTTTTTGAATTTCTTTTTCAACCTCCATTTGAGATTGATATTCTTCAAAAGATGCAACCCGCTTGTCCAGTTCACGCATTTTTTGTTCCTGCGGGTCAAGTGATTGAAAATCATCAACCTCGTCAGCAACAGCGGCAGCCTGCGAACGACCAATGTTGTAGTGCCTAGCAAGTAGGTCAATGGTCGCTTCAGGGTCACGCTCCAAAGCCGCCTGAATGGTGGCGGCATACTGCATTTGATTGCGTTGCTCCGCCAATTCTTGCGTCTTGCGAGTGTAATCAGCCTGTCGTTGATAACCAGCAAGCGCCTCCGACAACGGAACCTGTAGTTCCTCGCCGTCCAATTTGACTTTGACTACATGATTAAGGTAGTTGTCTGTCTCCAGAAACGGTGTGTCAGAAACCTGCGTTTCCATTTCAACTTTTTCGGTTGTCCCGAGATTGGGGTCCGTGTTGTCCTGTGTTGCGATTTCATCGCTCATATATTTCTCCAAGAGTCCGCAAAGTGGTTGCTCTCACCAATACATTGGGCTGTTCCCTAGGGGGTTAAGGTTTGCCCCATTGTTTCGGCACCAAGTTCAGGTTGGGGGGGCAAAGCCATTCCTTGGGGGGCGTTTTCGGGCGCCCCTAGGGGGGCGGCGGGTTGCGGAGCCATCATAAACTGTTCGGGTGCTTTGACACCGAAACCGAATTGCAACACATGGGCAGCCAGTTTGCGCAAATCAATCACGCCGACACCGACGAACGGCGCCATAGCATCAACCATTTGCAACGCCATCTGGCGGCGGAAAGATTCGTTTTGCGGCTGGGTGGAACCAGCCTCAACCTCATAATCAAAGTCGCCCTCCAAATATTCACGGTCATAAGTGACCCAAACCTGTTCACCGTTTTTGGCGGTGATGCGGGCAACCTGTTCACCAGTCATAAATTGTTGTGTCAAAGCCACCAGCCGTCTGGCGACCTCGGCAATGCCCTGCTCAACCGTAGCCAATTTGTCGGCTGTGCGGGCGTTGGCGGCGTCCTGCAACAACGACGATTCGGTGGCGGTGCGACGAATTTCGCTGGGGGCGCCCCGCATAAACTCGGTCACACCCGAAATACGGTCGATGTCGCCGATAATCAAATTGGATTGATTATAGAACTCTGGCGGTGTGATGGTCGTCGGCAAAGCCATCATCACATTCGGCAACGCCTCGTCCGTGATTACGGGCACCATCACATTGTCCTCTTCGGATTCCAAGGCGGTGCGACCCAACTGGTCGAACGCCGATTCTTTGTACAGATATTTGCGTGCGAACCGTTTGCGATGGTTCATCATTTGGGTGCGGGTTTCGTTCAATTCTTTCTGCAACGGCTCAATAGCCTCAAGTTCCCCAATCGGATAAAAAGTGTCGGGTATGTCGTAATCCCTCAACATGACAAACGGATGACCGAAAGAATACGGCATCTTCATCGGTTTAATCAAGAACTGTTCACTGTTTTCGGCGAACACGCTCATCGTTCTGCTGGAAATATCGTAATATTCCCATATTTCCGCATATCCAGCATTTTTGTCGTATATTTTGCGTCTGGAGGGGTCGTCGGAATAGCGGCTGACCGCCATCACCGTCACCGCTTCACGGGCTGTTTTGTTGTACCGTTTGTCCGATTTCACCTCGTTTATCGGACGGCGGATGCGTTGGGCAATCCAACGCAAATCCGCCATGCTGGTTGCGTCGGCATCAACGAAAACATCCATAGGTGAAACCCGTTCCGCAAACGGCGAATCTTCCAAAATAACAGAAATTGTCGTGGATTCGCCACCTTCAACAGGGTCCGAAATATCGCCATTTTCGCCGATTGTTTCCTCCTCGACGAAACGATAACCAACCTTCATCCAGCCGTGCCCGTACATCAAAAAATCTTTGACCGAACGACGGAACTCTGTTTTGATGTTTCTGTGACGCCACCAATAGTTCACGACCGCTTCCGTGATAATCGCATTTGGCGCATTTTCGGGTTTGGTGGCATTGACAACAATTTTTGGGTGATTGATGGCGATACTGGGGGCAATCACATTGATGGTGGAAAACACGACATTGACCAGCAGACGGTCCTCGGCGCTATAATGCTCATAATGACGACCTTTATACAGGTCGGTTAAACGCTTCCAAGTGGCGTCATAGCCGTCATTTTTGCGCCACCGTTTGGAAACTTCAAGTTTTTGTTTGTACTGTTTGAGATATTCTAATGTCGGTTTTCGTGCCATTATTTATTTTTACCTTTGTGCCAGCCGATATGTTCATCCAATTTACTACCAACCTTGTCCACCTTGTCGGCGACCCGATGCAGCAACCGTCTTGCTTCGGCGTGCTGGTCGGTGTTTTCGCCACGCATTTTGTTCATCAAAACCACTATTGGACCCATAATGACGGCGACCACAAGGGGCACAATGACGGCTTCCATCATCACATCCAGTTTGTCACGGGTTCGGCGTTGATGCCGTGAATGGCGGCATCTTCCAACTGTTTTTTTTGCCGTTCACGAATCGTGGGACCATGAAAATCCTGTTTGCCGTAGGTGAATTGTATGTTTATGCTGCGGATATGGCAACTAAAGCAAATGGCGCCTCGGTGAGGTGTTTCGTCGGCAATAAAGTTTTTTTGACATGATTCGCATTGAATATCCATACAAACATGCTGATTCTGTTCCCAAAACCCAGAAATCTAGTAGAGTGCGCCGTCCCGAACATTATGCGCCCCGATAGGCACCTTGTCGGCGGCTTTAGCGCTGGTTAAATGCCGCTCCCACCACAACAAACTGTTTTTGGGCACAATAGAATTGCTGCGATATTCGGGCAACCACACATATTTCAACATTTGGTTGGCAATAGCCAAACTGATGGTGCGGTCGTCATACGGGCTTCCAGCCATTTTGCCGTTTGATTTGCGGACAAAAGTTTTCAACTCAGCCAAAGTTTTGGCACAGTACACCTCCAATGTGTTTGTGCGCAAAGCACCAGCCAACTCGTCAATAGCCAACGGTTTGCTGGAAACAGTGGTACGCCAACCCAAAGTGTCGCTAGCCTGCGGATGGACCTTGGACAAACGGCGCTGACGATACAGGTTGCGATAACCCAAATTTTGCGCAGCCTTCAGGCTGGTCAAACCGTGATTGTTCGATTCAATGCCCAACAGCGCCGTGTTGTACCACCAACCCATTTGAGCCAACATTTCACCGAAAACATCTGGTTCAACATGTCCGTGCCAATGCGCCACAACATAGCCGTAGGTGGCGTTGATGATGTGGGCGGAACTGTAGTCGCCGTGCGCCAAACCTTCGGCGACATCGCTGCCAATCACATAAACAGCCTCAGGTTCGGGAAATTCCCAAATAGAAAAATTGCCGTTTTCCATAGGGCGAAATTCGACAACATTGTTTGAATACGCATACAAAAACCCGATTTCGGGTTCAACGGGTTCAAAAGTGTTCAACAAATCTATGTCAAAAACAGGGTTGCCCGATTTGATGAACGCCTCCTCCGAGAAGCGTGGATACTCTTGGTGCAACTGCCAAGAAACCATGTTTTTTTCTTTGACCGCATACCACTCCTCGTCACGGTCGCCAGCGGACCAAGGGAAAAAAATGCCGACAAACTGGTTCGCACCAGTTTGTGAACCAACCCAAAGATTGTGGAAAAAGTTGCCAGAACCGTTGGCGGTGGACAAACAAATGACACGACCGCCGACATCGGCAATCGGCTCAATTGACGCCCACGCCTCCTCGGGGTTGGGCAAAAACGCCATTTCGTCCACAATTACCAAATACACGGACTCGCCACGAGCGGGGTCGTTGCCAGACGGCAAAGATTCGATGGCTGATTCGTTGTCAAACATCATTTTCAACTGATGTTCCGTAACCTGTTTCGGTCCCCTGTCTTTCATCCAATATGGCAAAAATTTGTAACCATATTTGCTTTTGGACAGCAACTTCGCCGCCTCACGCTCGGTGCGTGACAACATGACCACAAAACGGTCGGACCAAAAAAATGTCAGCCAAAACGCATACGCCGCAGCCAAAGTGGAAAACCCAATCTGTCGAGCCTTGAGGACAAGCGAATATCTGGCATCCAACCAAACCCGAACAGAATCTATTTGTGCTTTGCGCAATTTGAACAAAATGCGGGCACGCTCAGGATGTTTGATATACCAATAGTTTTCGCAAAAATAGATGAACGCAGCCAACTGTCCCTCAACATCGGCGTCCTCGGAACCCTTGCATAGTCGCCATTCTTTTTCGTTCAACAGTTCGGACAATTCCATTATTGATTCCAAGGCTTCCAGCCGTTGTTGTTGCGGTTTTTGGAATATTCAAAGATTGCCAAAGCGGCACGCAAATTGATTTTCGGATTGGACAACTGGGCGCACGAAGTCAAAATATTGTTGGATTGCAACCAGCCGTTCAAAAAATATTGGTTGGGTAAACACCAAAAAAAGTTGATTTGCAACAACCCTAAAGACCCACCATTCGGGTCGGTTGGGTTGAACATGTTGGGCAGACATCTGGATTCACGCCACATCACATAATCCAACTGGGACAAATGGGTTCTGGACCATCCGACATTCAACGCCTCGTCAAGCCAATGCCCGCATTTGCCAACCAACTCCTTGGAAATGGCGCCAACATGGTTGGCGGGCATAATCAAACAAACAGCAACAATGGGCAAAAACCATTTACGCATAAACACCATCCTAACGAATTGTTATTTGGGTTGTTCTAAAAACTGTTGAACTGCCGCTGGAACATTGTTCCCAACGACATAACGAATATGCCAAGGCTCCGATTGAACCTCGTGACTGAAACCAAACCTTTCATTGTTGTCAATAATCCATTTTAATGTTTTGCCGTAAGCATTGGCAACATCAACCGCCAACCCCAACATGTGACGGCTACAAGTTTTGGGGTCGTCGTTGGGTGCAGCCAAAGGGGCAAAACCTTTTTTTAACCACCATTTTTGTTTATTCCATGTTCGACTGGTAGAATTTGTAACTGGTTCTTTTTGGTAGCGTTGCAAAAACGCTGTTTTTTGTTGTTCAATACTGCGAAACTGGTCGCCCAAACTGGTGGGTTTCAAAACAATGCCGTCCGCTTTGGCGGCGGCAACCATAGCATCCCACGCATCGGCGGCACATAATTCCATTTTGCCACCACCCGAACATTTACGCAAAATATCTGGCGTAATTTGACTGGGTTTTTTACCTTTAAGATGGCTGCAAAATTTGATGGGTGCAACCAACAGCGGCATTATTTTTTTGCACCCCTACCAAAAGCGGGGTCGTTGCTGTTCGCCCAACGCAGGATTGGCGGAATCAGGGCGGCGACAGCCGCTTTGGCGAGGTCGTCTGGGGCGTAGTTGCCTGTGGCTGCGACGGCGACCACCGCACCGAGTACACTACGGGCGTATGATTCTAGTGCTGCTTTTTGTTGTTTGCTTATTTTCATTGCTCATCCTGTTCTGGTGACGGTTTCAGTCACCTAGTTGAATAGTACCCACTCAA